CTGGCGTTAGAGCCATAAACACTGCTAACCGCCTGCAAAACGCAGCTGAGCGTTTCGCTTCGCAAACAATTCCAGCGGGCTATTTGAAGCAAACGGGCGGCGAGCCTATGACTTCGCAAGAGCTCGCTGACATGGCAGCAAGTTTTGCGGCTGCACGTGAAGAGCAAACCATAGCGGCCTTAAATGAATTTGTTGATTACGTGCCTAACACTGCTAACCCTGACGATTTGCAGCTGACAGACGCACGTACTTTTCAAAGTTTAGAAATGGCACGGCTTGCAAATATTCCACCGTTTTTAGTGGGTGCCCCAACTGGCGGCGGCATGAATTATCAGAACAGCGCAGAAAGTAACAAACTGCTTTATTTGTACGGAAGCAAACCCTATATTGAGTGTATTGAACAAACACTCAGCATGAATAACGTTATTCCAAGAGGCCGATACGTAGAGCTAGATGTGAGCACCTACCTTTACGAAAACGATTTAGCAGGCGGGGATAGTGAAAACGCTGCTTCGCCTTCCCCGCCTGCTATTACTATTGAACGTGAAAGAGAGTAAAACCATGCTGAAATTTAAAGCCACGCCCATTGTTATTACCGCTAACGAAGGCGAAAACAGGCGCGAAATTATGGGCCTTGCCGCGCCTTATAACGTGGTCGCTATTGTGAGCTCAGGCGAGAAAGTTAAATTTCTGCCGGGGTCGCTACCCATTGACGGGGCAAACCCCAAACTGGTTTTGAACCATGACCTAACCCAAATGGTAGGCGTAGTTACTGAACGCACAGAAGACGAAAACGGGCTGTATTTTGTAGCAAAACTAAGCAAAACCGTTAAAGCTGATGAGGCCCTAGAGCTCGCCAAAGACGGTGCTTTAGACGCGGTAAGCGTAGGCGCTGAACCCATAGAAGCTACTTATGATGATGACGGGGTTTTAGTTGTTGCTAAGGCTCGCATGGTTGAACTATCATTAGTTGCAATAGGTGCATTTGAAGAAGCAAAAATTACTCAGGTAGCAGCAGCTGAGCCAATCACAAAGGATGAAGAAACTATGAGCGAAGTTATCCCAACTGCTGAAGTTATTGAAACGCCAGCCGCAGCGCCAACCGCGCCTATCTGGGCTGCCGAAAAGCGTGAACGTGAATTCGCTATGCCTACCGCTGGTGATTACCTTGCCGCGTACCACGCAGGCGGCGAGCAGTGGGAAAACGTGAACGCTGCTTACAGGCAGAACGTAGCTAAGAAAACTTCAGCTATTGAAGCCGCGCAAAACTTGACAACTGACACGCCCGGCTTGCTGCCAATTCCAGTGCTCGGCCCAGTGTTTCAAGACATTAACTACCTACGCCCATTTGTTAGCGCTGTAGGTGCGCGCGCAATGCCAAACGGTCAGGGTAAAAGCTTTATTCGCCCAACCATTAGCCAGCACACCACAACAGACGTGCAAACTGAAGGCCAAGCGGCAGCTTCACAAACCATGACCATTGACAGCAACACAGTGACCCGTACCACTGTTGCCGGTCAAATCTTTATTAGCGCGCAAGATATGGATTTCACAGACCCCGCAGCAATGCAAGTAATTCTTCAAGACTTGGCAGGCCAATACCTGCTCAAGACTGATGACATTGCGGTAGACGCTTGCGTAGCAGGCTCAACCAACTTGGGTCAGTGGGACGGCACGCCAGAAGATTTTATTTTGTTTTTGTACGGTGCCGCCCGCGACATTTCAAACGGCAGCAACCTATTTCCAACCCACTTGGTAATGGGCGTAGACACTTGGGCAAAAGTCGGTTCACTGGTTGACGTAGACAAGCGCCCAGTATTTCCAGCTATCGGCGCGCCTAACCTCATTGGCACAAACACATTGGGTGCAGGCAACGTAACCAACTGGTCAACAATCAACCCACTTGGGTTGGCTGTCATTGTTGACAGCAACGTAGCCGCTAAAACAATGGTGGTATTTCACGCCCCAGCAATGGAAGTGTACGAAAACGTGCGCGGCATTATGAGCGTAGAAGACCCTAACCTCATTGGGCGTACCTTTAGCTACTACGGCTACCTCTCAACGTTTGTGGCTAAGGCTTCATTGCTGCAAAAAATTACTTGGGTTTAGTCAGGCAGGGCCATAGTAAATGGCAACCTACACAGTTACCCACAAACAGGTATTAGACAATTACGCAGTAATTGCAACCCTGCAACCTAACCAAATTACGGTAGGGGAAACCTTTACCGTTTCAGGTATGGGCGCACCGTTTGACGGGGCACAAATTGCGTATGCGTTGCCGCAATATTTGTTTACAGGCACCAGCGAACAGGGTGATTTAAATTATGACCCTGCAAAACTGATACCTAACCAATTGCTGTTTGCTGTCACGGCTTCAAACGTTGACCGGGTAGCGGCTACGGGCACAGTTACCTTTACTGAACTAAGTAGCTGCACGTGGATAAATATTGCAGACCTAGAAGACTATTTAGGGTTTACACTGGTAAACCCTTCTAGCGATTTTGACTACGCCACTATTTGCGTAGGGGCAGCCAACGCTTACGCCTACCGCAAGCGACGTGAAGCCGGGTACTTTGACAGCTCACTAAGCACAGTACCCAGCCAAGACGTAAAACTAGGCACCATGATTTATGCCGGGCAAACCTACAAAAGCCGCTCAAGTATTGACCAGTTCGCAAGCTATGAGCAAATGTCTACAGCTGCCCCCGTTGCCTCAAGCATGGGCGAAATTATGCGGCTATTGGGCGTTAACAGGCCAGCGGTTGCCTAATGGGTATGCTGCTTGACGGTTACGACCAGCTAGTAGACAAGCTGCAAACCATTACAGGGTTACGGGTATTTGATGACCCACGCAATATAAACCCCCCTTGCGTACTGGTAGACGCGCCTACCTTTATTATGCAAAGCAACGTAATAGCTGAACTGCAATTTAACGTAAAGCTCATTGGTTTAGGGCCCGGCAACTATACGGCACTCAAAAACCTATTAGACCAAGCAGACCTAATACGGGCCGCCAAAATAGGGTTAAAAGACGGGCGGCCTACCGTAACCACAGTAGGGGCCCAAGACTTTAGCAGCTATGACCTAACGATAAGCACTAAGATAGCCCCGTGACGTTTGTAGTTATTAAACAATGGCGGCAAGACTTGCCAGCAGGGGCAAAGCTAGGCGTAGGCGATTTTGGGCTAACTGAACGTGACCTAGCTTTTCTATCTGTTGCCGGGTTGCTTGAAATCAGCACACAGACAGTAGAAGAACCTGCTAAATTGAAACCTAAGAAACGGAAGGACTAAACCCCTATGGCAACTACCACGTATTTCGCAAATCCAGATACCGTAAAAATTGGTGCTAGCTCTGGGTCAACAGTTGACCTAAAAGACCAGTGCAAGAGCGTGGTATACACCCGCAGCCGGGAAAGCCTTGACGCTTCAGCCTTCGGCTCTAGCTCGCGTAGCTACGTGGGGGGGCTGTTCAATAATCAAGTGACCGCTACGTTTCTTATGAGCTATGAAGCAACCGAAACCTACGCCACGCTAAATGCGTTGGTAGGTACCCAAGTTTATTTTGAGGTTGCACCAGTAGCAGCAGCCCCTTCAGCAACGGCACCAGTTCTAAAATTAGACGGTGCCTACTTTGAAGCGTTTGACGTAGTAAACGCTGAGCTGGGTACCTTGTCAGAAGTGCAAATCACTTTGACAGGCGGCACCTACTCTGAGCAAATCGCCCCCTAATAACTAAACAGAAAGAAGAGCAGCGTGAAACTAACAATTAAGGTAACTACTGTCTCAGCAGGTAAAACCTATGAAGAGCTAGTAGAAACTTCCCTTGCAACCATTATTAAATGGGAAAGACACTACAAAAAACGGGCAGGTGATTTAGCTGCCGGGTTTGCGGTAGAAGACCTTGCTTATATGGCTTGGGTTACTTTGCAGGCTCAGGGCCTTAAAGAAACGTTTGACGCATGGGTAGAAAAGCTAGATACCTTAGAAGTGGTTGAGAGCGAAGAAAGCCACCCTACGGGCGGGGCGGCTACCGCCGACAGTTAGCTGAGCTACTGTTGCTCACTGGTTGGGCACCCCCTTTTTATGCTGAAACATTTGATAGCCGCGACTTGGCTACTGTGTTTAAAGTGAACGAAGAGCGAAATAAACGCAAATGATAAGCGGCAAATTTGAGGTAGTGGGCCTTAAAGAAGCTTTGCGTGAACTCAACCAAATAAACCCAAAAATGCGAAGGCAAGTTACCAAAGATTTTCAAAAAATTACCCGCCCAGTAATTGCAGCAGCTAAAGAAAATCTGCCGACTAACCCTCCTATGAGTGGTTGGGCTAAAGGCTGGAAAACCCGCAGCGGTTTTCAAATGCTGCCTAGTAGCGGCTGGTCAGGGTCAACAGCGAATAAGTTTATTAAAAGCCAAGTAAGCGGCAAAAAGCCCCGTGAGTATGCCGGGCGAATGCAAAACGCAGCAGTATTTCTAGTTAAGTTTTCGGGCATGGTTAATACCGTGTTTAGCGTTTCAGGGCGCAAAAATAGGGGCAATAGTCAACAGGGCGCAAATATGATTAAGGTACTTGAATTTAGGTACGGCAAACCCTCGCGGGTGTTATGGCCTGCTTATGAAGCAAACAAAGCAGAAGTAGAAAAGCAAGTAATAGAGCTCACTAAGTTAGTCATGGCAGCAACTAACAAGAGACTAAAATAACCCTATGGCTGTAGTTATCCCCATTGTTACAGAATTTGTAGGCAAGGGCGTTGAGCGAGCCATAAAAGAATTTAAACAAATAGAAGGCGCAGCAGGCAAGGCCGCTTTCGTTTTTAAAAAGGCCGTAGTACCGGGCGCTTTTGCTGCCGCTGGCGCAGCTACAGCCTTAGCAGGCACGTTATTTAGTGCAGCTAAAGCCGCTGCAGAAGCTGAACGTGAAGACAAACTTTTAGCAGACCAACTAATACGCACTACTGGGGCCTCAGATATAGCTATTGCTAGCGCCCTCAAATTTCTAGAGGCGCTAGAAATGCAAAGCACGGTTAGCGGCGGCGAACTATCGCAAGCTTTAGCAACTCTTACCCGCGCTACTGGCAGCGTAGCCACAGCTCAAGAGCAGCTAACGCTAGCCACAGACATTGCTATAGGCGCAAACCTAGACCTGCAAAGCGTAAGCACAGCGCTAGCAAAAGCCTATAACGGCGAATTTGGCGCACTAAAAAAGCTAGGCGTACCGCTAGATGAAAACATTATTAAAACTAAAGACTACGAAGCAGCCCAAAAACTGCTCACTGAACAATTCGGGGGCGCTGCTGCTGGGGCTGCAGATACGTTTCAAGGCCAGTTAGCCAAACTGGGCATAGGTATTGACAAAATAAAAGAAGGCATAGGGCAAGCTATTTTGCCTGCTCTTACTAGGTTTATTGAAAAAATAAATGAAAAAGTAGTGCCAGCTTTACGGGTTTTTGTAGAACAATTAGAAGAAAAAGGTTTACGCGGCGCTTTTGTAAGCATGGCTGCAGCGTTTCAAATTGCGGGCATTGACATTTTGAAAGTAATAGAAAATATAAGTAACGGATTTTTAGAATTAGCACAAACCGTAGTAGACGTAGCCGCACCGCTTTTCGTAATTATTGACTTGTTTAGGGCAGTTGCCGCGCGTGGTAAAGCTATTGACAGTACGCAAAAAATAGTAGATGACGCTTTAAACGCATCACGTACCCGTTTTGCTGCTTTGCGTGGTGAGATAAAAGCAAGTGCTTACCAAATGGCGCTCTTTGCTCAAGCGGCAACTAACACTAATAAGGCCATACTTACGGCTGAAGAGCGTTTAGCAAACTTTGGTAAGAAAATTAAAATAGTTAAAGAAGAAGCAGAAGAAGGCGAAGAAGAGGTAACGGGGTTAGGTAGTGGCTTTGACGCTGCTGCTGATAAAGCAAAGAAATTGGCAGACCGTACAAAAGAAGCGGCTGACGTTTTATCTAAAGAAATGGCTGAAGCTTTAGCTGGGGCTCAAGAAAACTTTGCTACTGCTCAACGCAGCTTTGATGATTTTGCTACTTCAGTAGAAAAAGTTATTACAGATACCTTAAGTTTTGCTGACGCTTTTAAAGCAAGCGCTGAAGAAGGAGGCGGCAGCTTCTTTGATGAGCTACAAAAACAGGCTGACAAAGCCAAAGAGTTTGGCATATTGGTTGAAACACTGTTAGCAGCAGGCATTAGCAAAAAAGCTTTAGATGAAGTTTTAGCTGCTGGCGTAGACAGCGGCACAGAAATAGCTAAACAATTATTGGGGGCTGCTGACGGGGTTATAAAAGCAAATACTTTGGTAGAAGAAATTGACTTAGTAGCTAAACGTATTGGCCTGAAATCCGCTAACAGCTTTTATAAAGCAGGTGTAGATAACGGGGCGGCTTACCTTAGAGGCGTAGAAGAAGCTATAGCGGCAGCTAATGCCCGTATAAAAGGCGCTAAACGCCCGGCTGACGTTAAAGGCGCTGGCGCTTTGTTTAACGAAAATTTGGGGGCTGCACGTGCCGCTAGTGGCGTTACCAACGTAACCATAAACGCCCAGAGCCTTGACCCTAAACGGTCGGGTGACGTGATAGTAGACGCGCTAAAGGATTACAACAGGCGCAGCGGCCCAATTAACGTAGATTTTACCGGGCGCGGTTTTTAATGGCTACCCCAGTAGTCCAAAGTGGCAACTACCTATTTGAAGTAGATACAGGCTTTGAAATAAACAGCTTTACTTTAGATGACAGCCTAAAAGCGGTGCTAAATAATAGTGAGTATACGTTGGGCCCTAATACTCAGTTTGCTGACGTTACAGAGTTTGTAAAAACGATTAGCTACAAACGTGGCAGGCAACGCACAAGCGACCAATTCGGCGCTGGCACTATGCAAGTGGTTTTAGATGATGAGCTAGCAGGGGGGGCTTTGTCACCATTTGACCCCGGCAGCCCGTACTATGACCCAGCCAATAACCAGCCGGGCATAGCCCCACTACGCAAAGTGCAACTATCCCGCGAAGGCGAATACTTATTCAAAGGCGTAATAACTGACTTTACCTATGAGTTTGACATGGGCGGCGATAATTTCGTAATTTTAAATTGCGCTGACGGGTTTTACCAACTTTCGCAAGCCTCACTAGATGAGCTCAACGTAACCGCTGAAACGTCAGGCGAACGCATAGAAACCGTTTTAGATTTGCCAGAAGTAAACCTATTTGCTGGGGCCCAACGAAACGTAAACATAGGCACAGTTAACTTGGGCCATGACAGCGCGTATACCGTGCCAGCAGCTACAAACGCTTTGGGTTATATTCAGCAAATAAACCAAACCGCAGAATTTGGGCGCGTATTTATGGCCCGTGACGGGGTTTTTACGTTTCAACCCCGGATAGGTAACACTCTTTCAGCGCCCGTAATTAGCTTTGCTGATGACGGAATAGGCACTAAATACAATGACCTTGAAATAGCGTTTGACGCTACGCACGTAGTTAACCGGGCAACCGTCACGGGTTTAGATGACAAAACCGCTACCGATAACGATTTGAGCAGCCAAGCCACGTATTTTGTGCAGGCCCAAGACATTACAAACAGCCTGCTACACCTACAAGGCGAAATAGACGCGGCAGCCGCCTACCTGATAGTGGGCACCCCTGAACCCCGTTTTACGTCATTGTCAACCAATTTTGCTCTATTGACCAGCCTTGAGCGTGACGAAGCCGCCCAAGCAGACATAGGCACCACCCTAGAAATAAGCAAGCAAGTTACGGGCGTAGGCACAATTACAGAAGAGGTAGCTGTAGAGGGAATTGAGGCCGTTATAGATTTTGCTGCCGGGCATACAGTTAGGTTTTATACCAGTGACGTAACAATAGTTGAGCTATTTGTTTTGGATAGTAGTTTGCTAGATGACATATACGTTTTAGGCTAAGATAAGCACATGCCATTGACTACGTACACCGCTGGCGAGGTGCTGACAGCCGCGTCACTTAACGCCAACTTTACGTTTGCGGCTAGCAACTATCCGCAACACGCTATTTTTAACGAAACGCAAGCAAATAACACAATGGGCGGCACGTTTACGCAAGGCAGTTACATTAAACGAACACTCAACACAACAGTAGTTAACACAATTACGGGTTGCACGCTAAGTAGCAGCGTAATTTCTTTACCTGCAGGCACTTATCAAGTGTTGGCACGCGCAGGCGCGTTTATGACGCAGCGCCACAAATGTCGGTTACAAAACACAAGTGACGCAACCACTATTGCGCTAGGGCAAAACGCTATTTCGGACACCTCAGCAGGCCAAGCCTCAACTTTTAGTTTGCTACAAACTGAATTTACGTTAGCCGGAACCAAAAATATTGAATTACAACACCGTTGCCAAACTACCCGTGCAACAGACGGGTTCGGTTCGGCGTGCAATTTTTCAGACGACGAAATTTACACCACAATAGAAATTGTAAAACTGGCATGAGCGACACACAACCAAACAACGGCAACATAGGCAACGCGGTGCACATACTTGCACCAAACACAACTTGGAAGTTATACAACCCCGGCACAGAAATAGAAAACTTGGAGTGGCTAGATGACCCCGCGCTACGGCCCACAGATGCCGCAATTATTGCCAAGACCGCTGAACTAGACGCACTTACCGACTAATGAACAAAAACGCGCAACTACAAACAGCAGACCAAACCCTAAAAGGCGCGGTGCTAGCCCTAGGTAGTTACATAGCGCACAAATATAACGTTGACCCGCAAATCATTGCGTTATCGTTACCCGTAGCCGCAGGCGTTATGGCATGGATTAGCACATTATTGGGCAACAAAAACACAGCTTGCCTATTTGTAGAAAAAGAAACAAAAGCGGAATAATGCCCGCTATTTACAAAGTACCTACTTACCCGGTAGTTACAAATAAATTGCCGGGTACTGAACGTTGGGTAGAGCTTGCTAACAAGTATTCTGAGGGCGCGCTTTGGAATAATGGCACGTTTGTTTTTCGGGATATCCGAAACAAACCCGGCAAGATAAGCAACCATGCGCGGGGCGTGGCAATGGATTTAAGTTACAGGTTTATTGAACCACGCAAACTAGGCGTAACTAACGGGCGGCTAAAAGCTGTAACGTTTTTGCAAACAGTGTTAAGCAACTGGGAAGTATTAGGGGTGCAGCTCGCTATTGACTATTGGCCTAAACCTTGGGGCAGGTCTTGGAATTGCAGCCGCGTAGGTTCAGGCGTACCAAAACCTAATGCTGCTGAAGCTTGGGTAAAACCAAAAAGACCGTTATTTTTTGGCGCGCCCGGGGGCGACTGGCTGCATATAGAAATCACGTTAGGTATGGCTTTACACCCGCAAAACGTGACAGCGGCATTTAGAGAGGTTTTTGAGAAATCCCACCATTGTTGACACCCTCGCCCTACTATGGGCTCACAACTATAAAAGGGGGTCGCAGCGTGACCAGTAAAGAGAAGCCCAACCTTATTTTTTATGAGGTTTTGACCGGGCAACTAGATACAGGCCATGAAATTATGGTGCAAATCTTTAGGCACCCTGACGGGCGTATAAGCCTTGCCCAGTTTGCTTTTAGAGCTGACCGTTGGGCAACGTGGGGCGCACCTCACCGTTTAACCCATATGAGCACCACCCCGACAGGCGAAGGGGCTTAGCTTGCTTACCAATTTAGGCAAACTGTTAGCTGTAGGTATCGGCGTTGTAATGGCGTTTACAGCCTTTACAACAGCCCAAGCACCCGCTACCCCTACACAGCTACCCCCAGCGGTTTACGCAAGCACAGAGAGCTTTATAACGCCTACTACGCGGTCTGTGGTGGTCACTCCTACCACTACGGCACCCTCAACCACAGTTAGCAGCACTGAGACGTGCACGGGCTGGGTTGAAAAAGCGCGGCAGGTAGGTTGGCCTGAGCACACTTTGCCTACTTTGGCTGAAATTATCCGCCTTGAAAGCGGGTGCCTACCTTCCGCGTTGGGTGACAAAACCGTAGGCGGGTCTTACGGCCTGCTACAAATTCATTGCCCTACGTGGGGGCTACCTAACCGATATAACGAAATTGGTTGGCTGCAAGCTTTAGGCATTATTGAAACTTGCGAAGATTTGTTTCAACCTATAACCAATTTGGTTGCCGGGTTGCTTATTTGGCGTGAAGCTAAAGGCTTTGGGGTTTGGTCAACTTATGCCGGGTGAATTGTTTGTAGTGGGTTTATTAAGTTTGGTGGTTTCTGTTATGTATTGGTTAAACCCGTGACCCCTGAAGAAACCGCTGAAACCCTTGAAGGGTTAGCAGAGCGTTTAATTAACGCCAATATTGCGTTTGCTATGAGCGAAGCCGCTTACCATTTGATACGCCAGCAACGCATTATTGAAGAGTTACGGGCAGAGATTTCTTCACTTTTGACAATGGTTAAATATGACTGAGCCAACGTTTAATTATCGGGCCGCGTTTGAATTAGGGCATAATTACGCCCGGCACGTAGCAGAGTGCCTTATAGACGCAGGCGTAAAAGCTGAACTACCGCCCCTTGAATTTGCTAAAGATGAAGCAGACCGTGAACGGTTTACTTTGCATGAAAAAGACGTAATTACGGTTGCTGGCGTACTTGAAGTAAAGAGCTCTAGCCGGGTTTTTGGCGCTAAACCTTTTGACTATCCGCACCCCAGCCTTATTGTTGACACGTTGCACGGTTTCGTTAGCAAAGCCCGTAAACCCGTTGCCTATTGCATAATTTCTCAGGCCACTAACGCCATTTTGGTTATACCCGTTTCTAGTTATCAGTCTTGGCGCGTGGAAACTATCTACGATAAGCAACGCCAACTTAACGCCGAAATGCTGGTAGCTGACAAGCGCTTTTTGCGGTCATTTAGTGAATTGGTGGTGTGGATTAAAAGCAAAACCCAGTTACACCCCACAACTACAGTAAAACCCAGTATTACAACTTGAAAGGCAAGCAGCGTGGCTTTTAATTTAGGTGATTACGTAACAGTTAATGAGCGCCTCATCATGGCGTTAAAGGCTCACCCGAAGTTACGTATACAAGAAACCAGTGCAACCGTTGAGCAGTACGCCAACCAAACTGTGCTTATTTGTACCGTAACTGTGTGGCGTGATGACACTGACCCGCTGCCCGTCATTGCTTCAGCTCAAGAAAGTTTGCCGGGCACTACCCCATTTACGCGCCATAGTGAACGCATGGTGGGATTTACTAGCGCGTTAGGCCGCGCATTGGGCTATATGGGTTTCGGCATAGATAAAAGTATTGCTAGCCAGCATGAGGTGCAAGCCCGGCAACCTAGCGAGGTGCCTGACGTAAACCCTTTCCCTAGTACCCCTGAGCAAGAGCAACGTTTAGCGGTTAGTCGCATTGTGGAAAAAGAAGCAAACAAAAAGAAAGCTGCTTCAGGTAACGGCCCAATAACTGAACCTCAAACAAAGATGATAAAAATACAAGCAAAACGTGCAGGCTTGACAGATGACGCAAGCCTTCTGTTACTGTGTCAAGACGCTTTGAACAAAGACCTAACAAGCATTGAAGAGTTAACAAAGTTTGAAGCCAGCAAAGTAATTGAAGAGCTACTTAAACAGGTAGCAGACAAGCAGCGTGAAGTAACTGACCCCTTCTAAAACTTAAGTACGCCAGTCTCACTGGTGCTTAACGGCAGCGTGACCGTTTGTAGGTGCAAAGCCTCAGCGCTTAACAGGCGTTAGTTAGCCCGTTAGACAGGCGGGTAAAGACCATGCAAACATTACGGGTGCGTGGCAAGTGTGAACCGTGCTTACCAACGGTCGGGCGGGCCCGGCGAACCTCTAACTACACACAGCAAACAAACTCAACTAACCTAAAACAAACACACAAACCATGAAACAAACAGCAGCCCTAAAAACGTCAGCCAACTTACCTAAAGGCTATGACAGCAAGCGAGCTTGCGAGCGCGCTAGGCCAAGCGAAGCGCGGCAGCAGTAAACCACCATGCCCAAAAAATACAACGCAGCCAAACAAAAACAATACAAAAACGCCAACTACCAAAAAAG